ATTTGATTGCGTACTAAATTCCGCTAGAATATCCAGTGCTGCGTTTACTTCCGAATCCATGTCCATTTGCTCGTATTGATTGTAACGCTCAACTCGATTTGGATGACCGATATAAACTTCCTGTAGACTACTTTGATAATTTCTATAGGATACATTATTACTAGAACCGCCTAATGGACTGATGGCTCCAGATAAATTTGCTACTTTAAAATGCTTTTTCCAACTCATATTTTTATCCGTATGATAGATATTTAGCTACTTTAGTTTGCGTTTCTAATTTGTTTTAGTAAAGAAGTTTGCTCTTGCATCTCTGAGATTAATGCATTAAGCGCCTGAATTTGTGTGTCATCTGCCGCAGATTGTTTATCACGGTCTGCTCGTTTTATTAGTTCGTCAAGCGTCACTTTTAAATTCTCTACCATATAAGTATCAGGTGATCGAGCTGCGGTAGCTTCAACCTTATTCAAACTACTACGAAGATTTGCAATATCTCTATCAATTCTTGCAGAAGATGTTCTTCGTTCGGTGGCAGGTCTGGCAGTATTCCGTGCTGTTATTTGATCCATTGGCCCCACTGTAAGTGATCCGGGTGTCACCATCGCACCAAGTCCTGCTGCCGCTCTAACTTTGTTTATCATATCAACTTGCAATCGCATTTGCTCATTTGTAAACTTGGTAAACTGTAATACCACATCTTTCATACTTTGCTCAAAAGACTTTGACATAGCGGCAAAATCTGTTTGTGCTTTGGAAATTGTGTTAGTTAATGCATCACTGGTATTTTTTAATTGGTTTGTGACATCTGGTGCGCTTTTTATACTGTCAGCAGCTTTCCCACTTGCAATGCCCATTCTCTGCAACCCTTGAATGAAGTTTTCCATTTCGGAATAACTGCCTTTCATTAAGTTTGCATACCCAATTGTTAATGCCATAGAATCTGCTTCAGTTCTGCCAATTGTTGATTTATAGGTAGACAACGCATCTGTTACTTGTTTAGTAAATGTTGTTTGATCTACAGATGTATCCCTTAAACTTGATGCTAACCCTTCTAACATTCTTCTTAACTCGGGTGCATTTGAAAGAACGGTTGCGGCAGCTTTGTCTGACACAAACCCTGCAGCAGCTAATTGTTTAATAGCAGTCTGCATAACTTCAGGAAATGCCGCAATAGATTCTGTTGCTTTGGCCATAGCATCTCCACCCATTTGATTAATTCTTGCATTAACATAGGTTTGCATCACTGCTGATCTTGCACGTTCCCTGGCTTTTTTAGCATCTTCCCCAGTAATCGATGATATAACTTTTAAATTAGTCATATATGATGCAGTTTCATCTGCAATAGCTTTGTCTGACTTATATCTTAAGGTGCCTGCACGAGCCAACAAATCTACATAATCTGTAGTCATTGCAATTTGATCTTCAATTGAATAACCTAATTTACGCATTTGATCTTGTGTATCCAACGACACATTTTTAAATACATTACCTACTTTTTCTGCCCCGCCTGCAACTGTTCCGCCAATTAATGCCAGACTTTCTCCAGATTCTGATAATATTTTGGTAACATCTTTCATACTTAAACCGAATTTATCCGATAGTCTATATAGATCTCCCATTCCATTGCCCATTAATAACCCCGATCGGGTTATATCGCCATAACTCTTAATTAATTTTTTAGTTTCATTTAGTACTAAATCAATTTGAAACTTTTGTATTTCTGCATTAGTTTCAACAAACGTTTTACCCAATTGAGCAGCACCTGCACCTAAAATACCTAAAATTTTAACTAATCTACCAACAGGTAATAATGAAATCAGAGTACCAAATAGGGATAACGAGTCCAATATACCATCAACTGTCTTTTTAGTTTGATCAATTGAATTCTTGGCAAGTTCTGACGCCATATTAAACCCACCAAGTTGACTATCTGCCTCGGATAATGCGGCGCTTACTGCTTTATAATCTGCAGCTATACGAGATACATAAGCAGATACTGCTACCCCTGCAACATTTAATGCTTGTGTCAGTACAAACATTTTACCAATAGATAATTTCATTGCCTCTATTTCATCTTTGGTTGCAGCAGGCATTTCAATACCTAATCTTTTATATTTGTCAGTGATATTAGTCAATTGAACTGCCATTGACTGATAGTCTGATTTACCGGATTTAATTTGTTCGTTTAACCCTGATAGGCTATCACCTGTTTCCTTGGCTACATTTAATTGTTTTAGATCTTTTCTTGCATTTTCTAATCCTGTTTTTAACCCGGCAAATGCAGGGCTAGTATTGCCCACTTTTTTCATCTGTGCAACTATTAAATCAATCGCATCATTGAGTTCTTCTATTTTATCGTCTAAAGGTGTAGCCACGGTTTTTATCCCAATAAATATAATTATATCAATTATTTATAGGTTTTAAACCATGGATTCAACACAACAAAACCCGTTAGCTAAACATTTCCGCCAACCTGCAATTTATATTAAATTACCCAGTGAAGGCAGGTACTGGCCTGAAAAGTCATTGGATATGCCGGCAAACAAAGAATTGCCAGTATATCCAATGACTGCAAAAGATGAAATATTACTAAAAACCCCGGATAGCTTACTTAATGGTACGACGGTAGCACAAATTATTCAGAGCTGCTTACCTAATATTAAAGATGCGTGGCAAATGCCCAGTTGTGATTTTGATTATGTATTGATGTCAATTCGTGTAGCCAGCTATGGGCATAAAATGGACATTTCCAGTGAGTGCCCGCATTGTGCAACTAAAAATGAATATACTATCGATTTACGAAATATAATCGACTCATTCAAACAACCTGTACCAAGTGAATTAATTACTGTAGATGATCTTAAATTTAAATTAAAACCTCAACCATATTACAGTGTTAATAAAGTTAATATGATGCGGTTCGAGGAAGAACGTATCATATCACAATTATTGGATTCAAATATTGATAGAAAAACTAGATTAGATACATTTAAAGGGCAACTTGATCAAATTGCAGATCTAAATGTAGAAGTGTTAGCTGATAGCACTGAATACATACAACTTCCAGATAACACGGTAGTAAATCAATATGGATTTATCAAAGAGTTTTATGCAAATTCCGACAGTAGTATAATTAGACAAGTACAAGAGTGTTTTGATCAAACAAATAAAAGTCTAGTAGATAAAACACTCAAAGTAACTTGCACCAACGAAGAATGTCTTAAAGAGTATGAAAGTAACTTAGAATTTGATTATTCACGTTTTTTCGTAGTAAGCTCTTGACCCTAGACCACGACGGTATTGTCAAATTATTAGATGATTATGACAAAGAGTCAAGAGCTATTAAAAAAGAAATTTTACGATTAGCATGGAATATGCGTGGTGGATTAACCTATAGTGAAGCCATGGAATTAAGTAGCAGTGAAAGAGAAATAATCGAAGAAATAATTACATTCAATTTAGAAACAACTAAAGAAACTGGATTACCGTATTTCTAAATCACTTAAAGATGTGCTGTGCACATCTATCATTTTCGTTTCACTTCGTTACACTCAATGATCTATTGTTTTTTCTTAGAGCGAAGCGAATTAATATTCATCTAGATTAGCCAGTCACACTTTGCCCAGACAGGGCAAAGAATTTTGAGGTTTTCATCTGAGTTGAACCAACGTCACTGATATTGGGGTATTTAGCAGAGGCGGTTGTCCGATACCTCCATCCCCGTTCTTATTACAACGGCGGTTTATATAATGTATATCAGCACAATATATAAACGTGTACTATCACTAGTACGTCTTTTTAGCCTTAAAGTCCTATTCAAACAATCAAACTGTGGCAATTTACAGTCTTCATCCTTTCGGGTAGTGATTGAGTGCTCACTAGTGCGGTGAGTCTTCCATCCCTGTGATCCTAGATCCAGGTATAGGGCACACGATTTTGGCCTGTGCAAGCCTTAACTACTTAATTTACCCTTGATATGTGAGCCATGGATACGGCAGTCGATAATGCCGTTATAATATTCATCTGATTCTAATACACGCCTTGAAAATTGTTCTCTTGCTTCGACATAACTACATTCCGCTTTTGATTTACAATAATAAAGTATTTCCCTGACAAAATTATGTGAACCTAAAGTTTCCACATCCTTTTTTAATTCGGGACTTGAGCCATAATAATCTCGCCAGTCACTATCGACTTTTGAGCGAATTTTCTTTTTCTTTTTAGTGCCGTTTTTAAGTTTTACAGTTCGTTGTGTAGTTTTTGAGAATTTTGCTAATTTTTTGCCTATGTATTTGCGCCCTGATAATGTGTTTGTAATTAGATAAACGAAACCTATACAATCTTCTGGAAGATTCTCAACTTCTATGCCTTCGAATAACCACGTCATATATAAATTTCATTGTAGTGCCTTAATAATTATGCCTTGTTACCATGATGTTGCGTATTCTTGATTTATAACTGATTTATTGCATTTCGTCTGACATTCACGCCATTTAAATGTTAAAAATTCATCAGTCCAAAACTTGTTTTTTAATGTTTCTTCAATTGTAGTATTATGTAAATTAAAATTTGATCCTAAATCTTGCCATTCACTGTTATGTGAATATCGATTTGCCACCCAACAACAAGGAAATAATCTCCCTTGAGCATCAATATATAAACCTTTATTTCCGATAAAACATAACGGCACTATAGGTTCTTGATCTTTAATTTGATTATATAATGTTATATTCATTGGATGTACACTATCTTTACGGCCCGAAAAATCAAATATTTCACGTTCAAATCTATGAGACGAACTTATATATTTTTTACTAGGCTGTAATGGATCGTTCTCTCCGTATATGGGATATA